TGACGTAATCACTCCTCCATATAACATGTATGAGTTAGCCAACTTCTATGACACATCATTTGCTAATCATGCTGCTATTGATGCTAAGGTAGAAAACGTTGTAGGTTTGGGATATCGTTTTGATATTTCAGATAGAACGTTGTTAAGGTTTGAAATGAATGAAGATTCAAGTGCGGTAGACCGTGCTCGTAATCGTATTGAAAGAGCCAAGATTCAACTACGTGATTGGCTAGAAAATTTAAATGATGATGATAGTTTTACAAAAACAATGGAAAAGGTTTACACAGATCTTCAGGCAACAGGTAATGGATTTATTGAAGTAGGTAGAACAACTGCTGGAGAGATTGGTTATGTTGGACATATTCCAGCAACTACCGTTCGTATACGACGCTTGCGTGATGGCTTTGTGCAGATTATTGGTCAAAAGGTGGTTTACTTCAGAAACTTTGGGGCAAAGAATGCAAACCCTATGGGAACAGATCCACGTCCCAATGAGATTATTCATTTAAAAGAATACTCACCTTTAAACACATTCTATGGTATTCCAGATATTATTGCAGCAATGCCATCCCTTATCGGAGATCAACTTGCATCTCAATATAATATTGACTACTTTGAAAACAAGGCTGTTCCAAGATACGTTGTAACCTTAAAGGGTGCAAAACTTTCAGGTGATGCTGAAGATAAAATGTTTAGATTCTTACAAACTGGACTTAAGGCTCAGTCACATAGAACTCTTTATATCCCGCTTCCTGGAGATACAGAGGGAAATAAGGTTGAGTTTAAGATGGAGCCAATTGAAAACGGTATCCAAGATGGCTCATTTAAAGAGTATCGTAAACAAAATCGTGATGATATTCTGATTGCTCATCAAGTTCCTATTTCAAAACTAGGTGGTGCAGATTCTGCAGGTATCGCAGCAGCACTTTCTCAAGACCGTACATTTAAAGAGCAGGTATCTCGTCCAGCACAAAGACATTTAGAGAAGGTTGTAAACAAGATTATTAGAGAAAAGACAGACATTCTTGAACTTAAGTTTAACGAATTAACTTTGACTGATGAAATTGCACAATCTCAAATTCTTGAAAGATATGTGAAGACTCAGGTTATGACTCCAAATGAGGCTCGTGAAGCGTTAGACTTGCCACTAAGAGCAGATGGAGATCAGCCATTTATTATGTCTCCAAGACAAGCAACTGATGCTAGAGCAAATTTAGCAGGGGATCGTCAAAGAGATTCAGAAAGAACAAATAACAATTCTGATTCACCAACTACAATATCTGGACGAAATGCACAGGGTGAAGGTAGATCGTCTCAATAATTGAGAAACTTCTTTAAAGCGGTGCTATAATTATAACGTTATGTTAACAAATAAGGCTCATTGGGAAACTAAAGGTGACAATGTTCGCCTTTCAATGCCCATCGGAAAGATAGACGTTGAACGCCGTATGGTGTCTGGTTTTGCAACCCTTGATAACGTTGACCGTCAAAATGACATTGTAACAACAGAATCTAGTATAACTGCTTTTAAAAATTTCCGTGGCAACTTACGTGAAATGCACCAACCAAGTGCTGTTGGCAAAATTGTTTCTTTTAAAGAAGACAAGTATTTTGATCCAAGTACTAAAAAGTTTTATAGCGGAGTTTATGTTTCTGCTTATGTTTCAAAAGGTGCACAGAATGCATGGGAAAAAGTTTTAGACGGAACCTACACTGGTTTTTCAATAGGTGGAAATATCAAAGAGTGGGATGACGCTTACGATGAAAAAATAGATAAAACAATCCGTGTAATTAAAACTTATGAATTGTCAGAACTTTCTCTTGTAGATAATCCAGCAAATCAATTTGCTAATATAGTTTCTATTGAAAAAATTAATGGCCAAAACGTGGTTGATGGCTATCTATCAAAAACAGAAATTGAAAATGTATTTTGGGATTCAGAAAACGGTATTGTTATGGTATCTGATTCTGACTCTGCAACAAGTCCAGTAAATGGTAACGTAATGCAGAATATTGGCTTTATAGAAAAAAATGATAAAGATACTGAAAAACTAATAAAATTCTTAGTTGATAGTGCTAAAGGCATTAATACAATTAAGATTACTAAGGAGGTAAATCCAATGACAGAATCAACAAACGCAGTTCTAGAAACTGCAGTTGAAAATGCAGAGGTTGCTCCAGAGGCACAAGCAGCAGAGGTAGTGGCAGAAGCAACAGCAATCGTTGCAGATGTAGCAGAAACCCCTGCAGTCGTTGAAGAGGCACCAGCAGTTGAAGAACTTGCTCTTGCTAAATCAGATGACGCTAGTGCAGAATCTTCTGTTGCAAAAGCAGCAGTTGAAGTAGAGAACGCAGTGGAAAAATCCGCTACAGATGTTAAAGAAGAAGTTGCTAAGGCAGTTTCAGAAATTAATAATTCTCTTACTAATGCCTTTGGCGATCTTGCTGCAACAATCAAATCTCTTAACGAGAAGGTAACAGCAGTAACAAAATCTCTTGAAACGGTAACATCTGATGTTAACGGAATTAAGAGCAACTTTAACGAGTTTGGCAAGCGAGTAGATCTTGTAGAACAAGATACCGCTTTCCGCAAGTCTGGCGATCTAGGCGAGATCGTACAGGAATCACCACAAGTGATTCATAAATCCCTATGGGGCGGTCGTTTCCTCACAAATGCCGACCTATTTAACTAAGGTAAAAAATCACTAGGAGGTGAAAAATAATGTCGGAACAAAACACAAACATAGAAAAAAACTATCCAGGTGCAGGAGATGGCTCAGAAATTAACTCTGCTGGCTCATTAGTATCTGGTGGTGTTGGTAGTGCAACTGGTCTGAATGCTGCAGGATCATCTGTAGGTTCACAACTTGGTAACACTGCTACTGCAGGATTCGGTGTAACAACTGGAGATAACGCAGTCAATCCAACTGGCAACGCAGGAGGTATTCTACGTCCTGAACAAGCACAACGTTTCATTGATTACGTCTGGGATGCAACTGTCCTCGCTAAAGATGGCCGTCGTGTCACCATGAGAGCAAACACCATGGAAATTGAAAAAGTCAACGTCGGAGAGCGTGTAATTCGTGCAGCATCACAAGGCTCACCAAACTACACAAACACTGGCGCTAGATTTACAAAGGTTGAACTAACAACAAAAAAGATTCGTCTTGATTGGGAAGTAGCAACTGAAGCACTTGAAGACAATATTGAAGGCGGTGCATTGGAAGATCGTCTAGTACGATTAATGACCAACGCATTCGGTAACGATATTGAAGATCTTGCTATCAACGGTGATGGAGCAACAGGAGATTTCTTGTCCATCATGTCTGGTTTCGTAAAGCAAACTCGTGGAACAGTAGGAAATGCTGCTCACGAATATGCTGCAACAGTATCAGACAACAACTTTACCACATCAGTAATGCAAGGCTTGCTATTAGCAATGCCTCGTAAGTACCGTGCACTTAAGAGCAATCTTAAGTTCTACGCAGGTACTGATGCTTTTGCTGGTATCGTTCGTAACAACGGTACATTAGCAGATGCTATCTCAGCAGCGTTCTCTGATCGCACTGGTAGCACACAGCAAAACCGTCAAGATTACATGGATGGTGCTGCACAGACATTTGGTAATGCACGTACAACTCGTGTACTAGGTGTAGATGTACTAGAAGTTCCTTACTACCCAGCAGGTTATGTTGATTTAACATTCCCTTCTAACCGTGTATGGGGCTTCCAGAGAGACATCACTGTAAACCGTGAATACAAACCAAAGAAAGACACAATTGAATACACAGTATTCGTACGATTTGGTCTTGCTTGGGAAGAACTAGATGCAGTCGCTTATGTTGACTCAGATAGTGCTGATTCCTAAAATATAATCATCACGTACTAGGGAGGACGGCATAAAACCCGTCCTCCTTATTGTCTTTCTGATGGTATAATTACAGATGAGCATGGGAGAAAAAATGAATTTAACAATGGATCAATTAAAAGATAAGACAGTTATGGCACTAAAAGCATATGCAAAGAAAAATAACATAGAGTTATTTGAATCAAATACAAAACTTGAAATTTTAGAAATTTTGGCTAGTTGGATTCCGCCAGAACAAACAGAAGAAACTGCAGAAAAAGCAGGTAAAAATAAAGACTTAACAAACAAAGTAGCACTATATTCAGATAGAAATCTTCATATGGATGCTTTGGGAGCATTGAGCGTGGGGTATAACATAGTCTCAAAGGAGGCATCGGAAAAGTGGCTTACTCACAGGTTAGTACGAATAGCACAGCCTGAAGAAGTAGCATCTTATTACGCTAAAGTATAATGTCAACAATTCTTCGTCTACCTCCATACCCTTTAACTGTTAGATATACAGTTCCAGATGCTAACGCAAAATACGTTATAGTCATTGAAGATGTCGCAGAACAATCAGAAGTCGCTTCTTATAGAACATCAAATGCCAGCAAGCAAGTCAGTTATGTGCTAGATGATGATTTTATCAAATATGATAAATCATATGCTTTAACAATCTATGAAGATTTAGAAGAAAGTGGTATGGTTTTAGCAGATCGTGGAGATATAGTTGTTGAAGACAATTTAGAAGTAAAACGTCCATACGTAGATCCTACACTTTTAGCAGCAGCAAACAATCAAACATCTGCAACAGAAATTGCTAAATACACAGAATATGAAAATTTAGCAAGAGCAATCATTGATTCAATAACTGGTGGTTTTTATTATGAGCGTGAATTTTTTGAAATTGTTGGACAAGAAGTAGATTATATTCCACTTTGGAAAAAAGTACATAAAATATTAAGGGTATACGAAAACACAGAATTAGTTTATGATATATACAATCCAGATGGCCCAACTGTAGGAGACTACACATACGTAATTACCAAAGACAAGACCGCACTCACAAAAGACCCAACATCAGCAGAAGGTGCAGTAAATAGAGCAGAACAACGACCAGCAAGAATGCCACTTGGAACGTCAGACTCTTTTTCACTTTTTGATACAGAAGACAGTGGAAACACTATGACTGTAACTCCTGGAGTGGCATTTCCAGCGGGTATAGATCTTATATTATTATTAGAAACTGGATACAAGGTAGTACCTATTGATATTCAAGATGCTACAAAATTATTAGTTGAAGATATTAGATGCGGTAAATTAGATTATTACAAGAGATATATTAAGAACTACAGCACTGATCAATTTAAAATTGAATACGATAAAAGAATGATTGAGGGTACTGGAAATATTATTGTAGACAAGATTTTGTCTAAATATATTAATAATATTGTTCGTCCTGGAGTATTGTAATGGATGTATGCGAAGTCACAGACTTTATGTTTCCAATGAAGGCTGATATATACTTCCCAATTCTTGCACAAGGTGGTTATGGCCAACCTACAAAAAACTGGGTATACGATAGAACAATTACTTGTAATGCTACATCTGTAGGTGGGTTAGGATCAGAAGATGTAAAGCCAGATAATTTTTTAAAATATGAAAATAAACTTATTGCAAGAACAAAAGAAGACCCAAGACTTTCTTCAAACAATGCAAACAACGCAACAACAAATATACTTATAACAAATATTAGAGATGCATCCGATACGATTATCTATAAAGAAACAGCGGGGGCCAGATCAGGCAAAGGAACAATCTACGAAGTAGCAACAGTTGAACCTTTTACTGGACCATTTGGATATACCGAATATTACAAAATGTTGTGGCGCAGGGCTGAAAATCAGACTGTAGGTGACTAGTGATAGCAAGAACGAGCACGACATCTTTTACTAAACAAATGAATAATATTATTAATTATTCCCTTGGATTTTTAGAAGGCGTTGATCGTGGTAAAAAAATATTTTTTGATAGATTAGGCAAAGGGGCTATTCAAGCGCTAGCACAATATATTGATGTACAAGCCAGAGCCAATCCAAAAGCACTACACCATGTTTATGAGTGGAATCAAGTTAGTAGTCCAAGTGCAAGATTATTTAATTTAGGTTACACAGTTAGCAACTTAGGACTTTCAGTTAATTCTACATTTAAACAATCAAGAAGCGTTTCTGAAAATATGACTACACCGTTTTATAATAAAGCAAAAATTATGGAAGAAGGAATTCCAGTAACAATTACACCAACAAAATCTAAAGTGTTAAAATTTAATGGACCTAATGGAGAGATATTTACAAGCAGACCAATTAAGGTTGAAAATCCAGGTGGAGACTTTGTTGTTGGTGGTTTTGAGTCTGCATTTGATGAGTTCATGACTAGATATTTTAAACAATCTTTTTTAAGGGCGTCTGGAGTATATGACTATATCAAGAAGCCAACACTATACAAGAAAAACTTTAAGGCTGGCTCAATGGCGGGTAAAAGTAAAGGAATTGACACAGGTTTTAAATGGATAACTAATGCAACAATTGGGGTAGAATGAGACTATGACTATATTAACTGACACGGGATTTCCACCAACCTTCTTAAACAAATATATTTTGTCTGAGTTAGAGCATTATGGACTTATAGCAGCATCAGAAGGATTAAGTCCAATGGTTCCAGCGCAGTTTCCAACAAACATTGAAGACCTGTATAACGATAGCATTCAGATCAGACAAACAGAAAGTCCTATCTTAATTGTTTACGATAGATTAATGAGATTTAGGCCTACTCCATTTTATTTACAAAAAAGAGAGCAATTAATATATTTTATTTATTCTACTGACGTTAGTAAATTAATAGACACTGTTCGTGTTATATCCAATGCCCTTGATCGTGAAGACTCTTCAGCAGAAGACGTAAATTCTTATAACTTTCTTAATCCAACTTTAAGCAGTCCTTTAGTTACAAGCCCTGCTAAAACTATATCAAACAAGGCACTTACAAGTAATTTTGCTACAATAACAACATCTACAGCCCATGGCTTAGTAGCAGGAGATGCTGTGACAATTACTGGAGTAGATGCTACATTTAATGGCACACACTATGTTAGAAGTGTCCCATCAGCAACAACCTTTAAGTTTAACAAAACTGCAACAAATGTTGGCTCAATAGCAGCATCAGGGTCTGTCTCAAAACAAGGCTATACCCCATTTAATATTTTGTTTCACAGTACGAGGGTATACCAAGCAGACGAAAGCAGAGACGTAGCCGAACTAGCCTCAGCAAGAACCCTGTTCGTAAACAAGTTAATTGTTGAGTATGACTATCACGTTTCGGTTGACTCAGACTCCAGATATACATAAAAAGCGGTATAATTGGTTTTAGAGGAAACACGCCAAACAACTTAATATATACTTTATGAAAGAGGTTAAATAATATGCCATATAGCCGTGGTACGTCAAATAACATTATTGTGGGTGCAGCAGCATTCTTCATTAATGATACAACTTTGACTCCGTCAACTTTAGCGTCACAAGCAGTGATTGATTCAAGTGAATCTTATAAAGAAACACTGACAGCAGCCGCTACTTACACCAACGTGGGTTACACCATGAATGGTTTAGAATTACAGTTCCAACCAGACTTCGGTGAAGTTCAGGTAGACCAAATTCTTGACGTTGCAAGACTATACAAGCAAGGTATGCAGGTAAATCTTGCTACCGCTTTTGCTGAAGCAACTTTAGAAAACTTGCTTGTAGCATTAGCATACTCTGATGACAAAGTCACAGGAAATAAAAATGCATCTACAGGTCAAACACTTAACCTGAGTGCAGGAGACATTGGAGATGTTCCAGTAGAACGAGGAATCGTTGCTGTTGGTCCAGGATCTGGTGACCCAGCAACATTTGCGGATAAAGAACGTATCTACGCAGCATATCGTGCTCTTTCAATTGAGAACGTAACTGTGTCAGCAAAGCGTGACGAACCGTCAATGTTTGAAGTTTCATTCCGTCTTCTTCCTGAAGATACATCAGGTTCCTACGGTAAGATCATTGATCGTACCTATGGACAATCATAATCTAAACTTAGATTAAACAAGAGCCCACCTTTAATTAGGTGGGTTTTTTGTTTTGCCTATGATAGAATAGAAAGATTATGGCAACAACCGTTTATAAAAATAAAATAATAAAACTAGTTGATGGTACAGAACTAGACATTGTTCCGTTAAAAATAAAATATTTGCGTGAGTTTATGGATGCATTTGAGGATGTTAAAACCGCCAAAGATGACGATGAAGCCATAGACTTTTTGGTTGAGTGTGTAAGAATTACAATGAAGCAATATTATCCAGGTATACAATTAACTAAATCTGACGTAGAAGATAGCCTTGATATGCCAACCATATACACAGTCTTAGATATTTCTGCTGGCATAAAGATTAATCAAAAATCTGAAGAAACAGTAAAAGACCAAGCAACAGATAGCGGTTCACCCTGGTCAGAGTTAGACCTTGCCAAGATTGAGTCTGAGGTATTTTTATTGGGTATATGGAAAGATTATAGAGAATTAGAAGAGTCCCTATCTATGCCAGAATTAATTGCAACTCTCTCAAGCCGTAGAGAACTTGACTATCAAGAGAAAAAATTTTTGGCTGCAATTCAAGGAGTAGATTTAGATGCTCAGTCTGGAGAATCAAAGGGACAAAAAGAATGGGAAGATATGAAGGCTAGAGTATTTAGTCAAGGCAAAGCAAAAGACGGTAATGACATACTGGCTCTTCAAGGACAAAATGCTAGAAGTGCAGGGTTTGGTATTGGCATGGGCTTAGACTACGAAGATTTAACAAAATAAAATAATAAAAAAAATAAGTTCCACCATGCTATAATTGACATAACCTATAGGAGGAAATAATGGCAACAACTACGTATGAGGAAACTACTCTTACATTGATTGATGGCACAAAGGTTACAGTACGTCCTCTAAAAATCTCTCTACTTCGTCCGTTTATGAAGAAGTTTGAGGGTGTGGGAGCGGTGGCGGAAGATAACGGCAAGTCTATGGACATTCTTATGGAGTGTGTACAGATTGCAATGAAACAATATAAGCCAGAACTCTCTGAAGACGTAAAAAAACTAGAGGAGAATATTGATCTCCCAACAGTTTACAAGATCGTAGAAGCAGCATCAGGTATTAAACTTGCTGAAGTTTCAGACGTTCTTGGCGTAACTATGGCTGAATAATTTAAAAGAGGTGTGAGACTAAATGGCTGATGTTAATGCTAATATTGGTATTAATATTGATTCGTCTAATGCATTAGCACAGTTAAAAGCATTACAACGTCAGATATCTCAGTTTCACACCTCAATAGCCAGATCAAGTGAAGCAGCAGCCCTTGCTCAAAAGGGTTTACAAAAAAATCTTTTAAATAGTATAAACTCTATCGGCGCCTTCTCCGCTGAGATGCGTACAGTTAAAACATCTGCAGAGTCATTTACTAACTCATTAGAAAAAAATAAGTTTTCAATGCGTGAGTACTTCCGTTATGCGGGAGGAGCAACCAAAACTTTTGGTAGATTATTTAAGTCAGAGTTTGACACAATTGGTAAAGTAGCCGAAGAACGTGTAAAGAGACTACAAACCCAATATATTAAAATGGGTCGTGACACCAACGGGGCAATGAAAGCAATGGGCATTATGCCTACCCAGTTGGACATGAGTGACTATACAACTAAAGTTCAAGTAGCAGCACAAAAACAAGCACTATTTAATCAGTTAATGAAACAAGGATCTACCAATCTATTAAACTTTGGTAAGAATACACAATGGGCTGGTCGCCAGTTAATGGTTGGTTTTACTCTTCCATTAATGGCTGTAGGCACTGCAGCAACAAAAACATTTATGGAAATGGAAGCCCAAACACTTAGATTTAAAAAAGTTTATGGAGATCTATTTACACCACAAGAAGAAACTCAAGCAGCATTAGATAACATTACAGAACTTGGAAAACAATTTACAAAGTATGGTGTTGCAGTTTCTCAAACAGTTGGTTTGGCAGCAGAGGCAGCAGCAGCAGGTTTTCAAGGATTAGACCTACAGCGTCAGACTGCACAAGCAACACGTCTTTCTATTCTTGGTCAAGTTGAAAGTCAAAAGGCTCTTGAAACAACTATATCATTGCAAAATGCTTTTGGCATGTCATCGGACAAACTTGCAGAATCAATTGACTTTCTTAACGCAGTAGAAAACCAGACAGTCGTATCCCTTGATGACATCACTACCGCAATTCCAAAAGTAGCACCAGTTATTCAGCAACTAGGTGGAGATGTAAAAGATTTAACATTCTTTATGGCTGCTATGAAAGAAGGTGGAATCAATGCATCAGAAGGTGCAAACGCACTTAAATCTGGTCTGGCAGCATTAATTAATCCAACTGGAAAAGCATCCGACATGCTTGCTCGGTTCGGAATAAATGCAAGAGAAATTGTTGTAAAAAATAAAGGTGACCTTAAAGCAACAGTAATAGAGTTTGCAACAGCACTTAATCAATTAGATCCATTAAATAGAGCGCAGGCTATTGAACAAATGTTTGGTAAATTCCAGTTTGCACGTTTATCAACTTTATTTGCTAACGTAGCAAAAGATGGAAACCAGGCTGCTCGTGTTCTTGATTTAGCCAACTCATCAGTAGCAGAACTTTCTGCTTTATCTGAAAAAGAATTAGGAATGACTGCAGATTCTTCAATGAATAAATTTAAAAAGAGTGTTGAGGATTTAAAGATTGCCCTTGTTCCAGTAGGAAAAGCATTTTTAGAAGCAGCAACACCTATAGTTGAGTTTGTTGGAAACATACTTGAAAAATTTGCTAACCTTTCAAGCGGAACCAAAAAATTAATTACATTATTAACAGTAGGCATTGGTGCGGTAGGTCCAGTGCTACTTATGACATTTGGTTTGCTTGCAAACGGTGTTGCAAACATTATCAAACTATTTTTAACACTACGTGGCGGATATCAAAGATTAACTGGTCAATCAAGAATACTAGGAGAACAAACCCAGTATATGACTATGGAGCAATTAGATGCAGCAGCAGCAGCACACTCCCTTAATCAAACACACGCAAACCTAACACAAACATTTACTGCTGAAGTAGCCCAAGTAAACAGACTTATAGCAGCATATACATCTGCAGCAGCAGCAGCAAGAAACTTCTCAATGAATAATCCTGGAATGATGATGCCAGGAAGAGGTGCTAAGAAACTTGCAAGCGGTATTGTTAGTGTTCCAGGACCAAAGGGTGCAGGAGATATAGTTCCAGCAATGCTATCTCCAGGAGAAGCAGTTATTCCAGCAGAATTTGTAGAAAAATATGGTCCATTAATTCAAGGAATGGTTTCTGGAAGTATTCCTGGATATGAAAAAGGAAGAACTGGAACCCAAGGAACAAACGTAAAAATTCCTGGAGGTTTTGCTGCTGCTCATTTTGGTGGTAGTAGTTCTATGTCTGGAAATGAATTACTTTCTTCTCTTGAAGGTCGTACAGACAAGGTGGCTTTATCACTTAAAAAAATGGTTGAGTCTATGGAAAATGCAGATGGACCGCTAACAGTATTTACTAATGAAGTAGTTGCAATGTCAGCAGATTTAAATGAAGCAGTTGGAAAAACTGGAAGTGGCAAAAAGGTAAGCACTGAAGTTGCAAGAAAAGAAATGCTAGATCCACAATATGCAAAAGTAAGAGATATAGAACTACAAAGACAACTTGAGGCTGCAGGAAAACCAATTGAAGAAATAAGAGATGTTAATGAAAAAATTACAACAGAAATTGCAAATGGATTTGAAAAACTTAAAGATAAAACATTAATAACTGCTGAAGATTTAGATAAATTAATTTCGGAAGCATATAATGCAGTTGCTGAAACCGATAAAGATGTTAAAGCAGCACATGCAAGAATGAAAGAAGTTACTACAGTAACAGATCCAAACTCTCTTACAAGAAGACCAATAACAAAAGAATCTTATAAAGAATTTAGAAAAAATAAAAAATCAACAGGTACAAATGCATATTACGAAGGCATGGAGAGAATGGTCGGGGCTGGAAATGTTCCATTTAACAAAGAAGCCGCATTTAGAATTACAAATACAATGGGTAATGAACTTGGAATGTCAACAAAAGAGGCTAAGGTTATTTATGATCAATTTTCTAATGAGACAAAACTAAGATTATCAAAGTTAAAAGGCGATTTAAAGGCATTTACAGCAGAGTTTACAGCAGAAGCAGCAAAGGTTGGATCTAAAGTTGGAACGGCAGCAGTTAATGCAACTGCAACAGCAGCAGGATCAGCATCTCCATCAAAGAAAACTAGAAAAATTGGCGAAGATATTGGCCTTGGTCTTGAACAAGGAATGCAAAGTAGACAAGACGATGTAGCAAGAGCGGGAACAACTTTGGGAAATGCTGCAGTTGGTGGAGTTAAAGGCGCAGTTCCACCAGTTACATTTCAGGCAGCAGGCCAACCAGCAGTTGTAGCAAGAAATGCCCCTAGAGTAGGGGTTCCGATTAATGATTTAAATGCAGCATACAAAGAAAATGAAATGAGAGATGCAGTAAGAAAACAACAACAAATAACTTCAGTTACCAATCAAAGAATGAACTCATTAAATACAGCGCTTATGGGAGGCACTTTTGCTTTATCTGCATTATCAGGTGTTGCTTCAATGGCTGGCGGAACTATGGGAAATCTTTCTTCACAGGTAATGAAATACTCTGGGTTATTGTTTGGTTTAATGTCTATAACTCAACTTTTAACACAAACCAAAGTAGTAGAATTAGCAAGAACTAGGGCTAATACTGCAGGCTTGTTGGCTGTAAATGCTGCTACAGGAAAAATGGGAATCCAATCTGGTTTATTTAGTGGTGGAATTAAAAAATTACTTCCAAACTTATTAAACTTTGGAAAAATTATAGGAAGATTTTTAGGACCAGTTGGACTAGTTATATCTGGTTTATTAGTAGCAAAAAGTGCTTTTGATTTACATAATAAGTCTAAAGAAAAAGAAAGAATGGCAACAGAAGGTCTTGCTGATGCAATGACAATGACAACCGACAAAGTTAAGTTTTTAGCAGGTCTTTTAGGTCAAACACCAACAGTAAGAGCAGGATCTGGAGCAAGAATTAGTGCCAATCAACTTAATGCTACAGAACAAACTGCTGTAGATGAATTAAGAGGCAACAAAGAGTTTTTAGATAAATATAAAAAAGATATTGAGGCTATTAAAACTGGAACAGTAAAAGAAGCAGAACTTGCTTTTAATGCTATTGCATTAGATTTAGGTGGTCAAGGATTTACAAAAGATGCAGTAAAAACATATATTGACGCATTAGGTGAAGAGGCTGGGAAAACAGAAGTTGCCTTAAAATTTAAACAAATTGATTTATCTACAGAAGAAGGAAAAGCCACTGTGCTCAAGTTAGCAAAAGAGACAGCAGCAAACTTTAACAAAGCATTTGAAGGTGGAATTAAAAAAACACGATCAGTTAGTGGTGGCAAAGGTGGAATGATTATAGGTCCAGAAAGACTTTCCTTAACTAAAGAACAACAAAAAGCATTAAACATTGAGTCTGCACTCCTTGCAAACACCTTTACAAATTTAACTTCAGCATTTGGAAATCAAATAATAAAGGCAGATGAATACAATAAACAAATGGCAATTTTAGCAGCAACAATACCTAAAGGAACTGCTGGAATGTTGGCTATGGATAAAATCTTGCTTAATGTAGCCCCTGAATTTGCTGAAGCAGCCAAAGGCGTTAAAGATTATGACACTAAACTATTGCTTGTAAAGGCCGCTTTAGTTAATGCATCTGTTGCTCAAGATCTTTTTACAAGATTGATGTCAGATGATAAAGGAGTAGTTGCTGCAGCAACAAAAGAATTAGAAAAATATAGACTTGTTACAGATAAAGTAGCAAACCAAATTGTTCCTACAACTCCATATAAAGATCCAGCAGATAGCGCAACACCTAAGAAAAGTCCGTTCCAATTAGCAAAAGAAGATTTAATAGCACAACAAAAAGAATTAAAAAATAGCAGAGTAGCCTATGGTAAATTAAGAGCAGCAGGAATAAGTGCTAATGAGGCTTTTGAGTTGTCAAAAAACTCAACCCTTGCTGCTGCACTTGCAACATCAAAAAAGAGTAGTGAAATAAAAAAACTTTTAGGATTAGTTAAAGAACTTAAAATTGAAGAAGGCAAGGCTCAACTCTCACCAGAAGAAATGTTTGATGTTTTAGAAAAAAGCATTGAGGTTAAATATAGAAGTGCAATTAAAGCAGGTGAAGCAGCAGTTGAAACTGCCCAAAAAGCAGTAAATGGAATAGAAAAAGAAATATCAACAATTCAAAATTCTATAGAGAAAAAACAAAGAAGTATAGAATTAACCTTTAATAGACCAATTGAAACTCTGCAGGCTGAGTCTTCAGTACTTTCTGAGCAATTAAAAGACATTGACACACAAACTACATTAATTAATGATAAGTATGATGAACAAGAAAAAGCACTTACCAAGATTTCTCAAATTAATGAAGATCTTATAGCGCAAGAAAAATCTAAACTTACAATTGCAGACGCTTTAAGTCAAGGAGATATTTCAGCAGCAGCGGTAGCCGTACAAGAAGCAAGAGCCACAGCAGCACAGGCTTCTATGAAAAGAAGCACAGATGCTTTGCAGGCTGGAAGAGAATTTGCAATTGCGGGAGTAACAAGCGCAACTGGACTAACAAAAGATCAAATTGCTCAAAAACAATTAGAAATTGAAAAACAAATTTCTGCATTAGAAAAACAAAGGTCAACTGCTACTGCAGCAATTCGTTTAGAAGAAGATCAAATTTATACAATTCAGCAGGGTAAATTGCTGACAGCACAGAATGCAATTATTACTGCAGAAGAGGCATTAACAAAAACTAGGGATCAACTAGCAAAAGATTTAGAAGTCATTACTCAACAAAAACAATTTTATGAAGATGAAAAACTTGCAGAAGACGCAAGAAGATTTAAACTTGCGTTATACACACAAGAAGTTAACAGATCAAAAAAAGAGGCACAGGGAGTTTTAGATACAATTTTAAAACTTAACAGAACAGTAACTACAACTCATATTATTAATACAATTACAACTGGCAGCGGTAGCGTAGGTAGACCTACAGGTAAAATGTATGGTGGCATGATTTCTAAATATATGGCATTTGGCGGTAGAGCAATGGGATCTGATACTGTACCCGCAATGCTAACTCCTGGAGAATTTGTAATGAACAAAGCAGCATCAAAATCATATGGACCACTACTTGAAAGACTAAATGAGTCTAAATACCCTGGAATGCTTGGCGGAGGCGGTATGACTCAGATTCCAGTAAATAACATTTCAACATCTATGAATGACAACTCAACGGCAGTGTATAATTATAATCTAGGATTTAGTATTAATGGTGCTAACGGAAGCGCTAAAGATATTGCTAATGCAGTAATGAGAGAAATTAAAAATGTTGACTCACAAAGAATTAGAGGGCAGAGGCGATAATGGCTACTAGTGCTTATTTAACGGGTAGACGTAGATATACTAGACCGCAGGGTATATTGTGGTCAAACAACGCTGGAACCCTCTCTAATGGCTTATACGTGCCTACTGGCGTAGAGGTAGGAGCCTCCACAACAGAAACAGATCCAAACCTTCTAGATCAGTTTATTATTTTATCTGATCATAATAGAGGGGATATGCAATTTAATACCCAGCGAATTGAACAACGTCAAAGAACTATTAATGGTCGTATGCGTTCATATCACATTGCCGATAAATTAACTATGTCTGTATCTTGGAACATGCTGCCTTCAAGAGGGTACTCAGGACTACCGAATTTTAACTCAACAACAGGAGTATCACCAAGTGAAGGATCTACAACAGAGTACACAGCCGATGGTGGAGCAGGTGGCGTAGAACTTCTTGATTGGTATGAGACACACCAAGGTCCATTCTTTATGTACCTTGCTTATGACAAATATACAAACCTAGAAGGCCAGACTTATGAATATAGTGGTTTGAACAGATATAATCAAATCATTGAAGTTTATTTTGCAGATTTTAATTATTCCGTCGTAAAGCGTGGGGCAACAAATCATGACCTTTGGAACATATCGGTAACCCTGGAAGAAGTTTAAATGTTTGAAAGTACCGACCTAAAGAATCACTTTGAAACATCTGCAACAATACAAACAGAGTCACTAGTTCTGGCTGAGTGGAATATGAATATGCCAGATAACATATTTAAACTTGGCAACTACAGATATAGATCTCAAGAACAA